CCACATCCAGCGGCCTGGTCACCGCCGCCGGTGGCGACGTGGCAGGTGGTGGCACGATGCCGGTCTGAATGCTCATGACCGGCGCTGGGTTCAGGTCCTGCGCAAAGAACGGAATGTCAAGCGCTTTACCGCCACCGGTAGGCGCGGCTGATGGAGTGCTAAGCGTCATGGCCGGAACCCAGTGCCCATGATCGCGCTGGTCAGCGTGCGTGGTGGCACCTGAGCGCCAACAGCGGCGACCGGTGCGCCCAGGGTCATCTCAAGACTGGTCAAGCTGCCACCGCCGCCCACCACCTGACCGGTGTATGACGCGATCAGCTCCTGCCCTGTCTGCGGGACATCGTTGCCGTTGAGCGCATCGAACTGGTAGGTGGTCAGATCCACTAGGTAGGCGTTCTGAAGTGCTGCTTCAAATGCCGCCACCACAATGCCGGTTGCAGGCGCTGTGATGCTGATGTCAGATTCAACGCCGCTGGCGCCTTCTGTAAAGCCCTGCGCTGTGAATGCAACGCTGATCCAGAGATCACCATTGAGCAACACGGCCTTGCTGTAGTAGCTCTGCCAGCGGTTGATCGTGACACCAGCGGCTGAGTAAATCCGAAGGTACTGGGATTGCGCGCGTGCCATCAGGCCAGCCCCACTGAGATGCGCGTTGATGGATTGCGCAGGCTGCTTAGCACGCTCCTGGCGGTGGCCTGCATGGCGGCCTGCATGTCGCTGAGGGTGACGTACTGCTCACCGCCGAACTGAACAACCGGCCCGGTGGTCACGTCGATTCTGATGTCGCGCGTGCCAGCTGTGATGCCTTGCGCTTTGACCATGAAGCGGTCAAGCGCTTTGTCCATCTTGGATTCTGGGATGATGTATTCAGACTCTCCGCCTTCACCAACCATTGCCACGGTCGGACGTGTGACGATGCCACCCTGGGCAAACTTAGGAATGTTCAGCAATGGAATAGTAGGAATCAGGCCAAGGATTCCACCAAATGGTGACTTTTTCAGATTGGCGACGAGGTTGTTATATCGAAGAACAAAAGCATTGAATGCGTTCTCGAGATTTCGGAAGGCCAGCCGCAGTGTATTCCTGAGAATACTGACGATGCCATCCAATGGCGCCTTCAATGCTTTGGCAATACCTGAAAACAATCCAGTCACGAACTTCACCGCTGATTCCCAGTTGCTGCGCCACCACTTGAAATACGCCTTGACTGGCTTCTCCAGAATGTTCTTCACAAAGCCATCCCATCCTTTTTTGAACACACTGCCAAGCCAAGTGATGAACTTGCCCAGCGGCTCGCGGAATGCGATGGCCATCGCCACCACCGCCGCCACGGCCAGCACCGTCCAGCCGACAGGGCCAGAGAAGAACGCCAGCAGCGCTGGCAGCACGGTGCCGCTCAGGAAGGTCAGCAGGCCGGTGAATGCAGCGCTGATGACGCCCATCGCGGGACCAAGGGCAGCTGCCCAGGTTGCGATGGTGGCCCCAAGCTGCAACGCTGCAATCCCTTTGATAACGACCATTGCACCACTAAGGATCTGCACCAGCGGGCCAAGCGCGATCACCAGGCCGCCAACGGCTGCGATGGTGCCTTGCATCCAATCCGGCAGGCTGCTGAAACCAGTGGCCAGTCGGATAACCAGATCTGTGATTGTGTTGAGCACTGGCATCAATGCAGTGCCAAGCTTCACGCTGAGCTCAAGCAGCTTGGTCTGAAGCACCACCAGCTTGTCATTGGCATCATCAGCACCTTTGGCAAACTTGGTTGTCATGGTGATGCCAAGGCTTTCTACTGCTTGACGGCCACCATTAAGCAGTGGAATCATGTCCGCGCCAGACTTGCCGAATAGTTGGATGGCAAGCGCTGATTTCTTGGCGCCATCTGGCATCATCTTGAACTTGTCGGCTACTTCGAGCATCACCTCATCAGTGCTTTTCATCTTGCCGCTGGTATCCACCGCACTCAAGCCAAGCGACGCCAAAGCTGCGGCTACACCTTTCGGCCCTTCGGCCAATTCCTTCAAGGACTCGATCTGTTCTTTGCTTGATTGCTTGATCAGCTTCACCTGGCCATCGGCGTGCTCCTTGGTCAGGTTCTTCTCTGTATTGATTCGGGCCTTGATCTGTTCTTCTTCGGCACGCTTGCGCTCTTCAAGCGCATCTTCCTGTTGCTGCTGTGCATCACGAAACTGCCGCGTGCGTTGCGTCTGCTGCTGCTGGTAGCCACGGTCCAGCGTTTTGAGCACACTGTCTTCTTCGTCGCGCAATGCTTGCAGCTTTGCTTCTTTCTGCTGGTCAGTCAGATACTTGTCATCCTTAATTGCCTTGGCACGCGCATCAAACTGACGCTTGATTGCGCGTTCCTCCTGCTGTTGTCTATCTTTTGCTGCATCGGCTTCCTGTCTTGATTGATCATCAAACGAATCACCCAGCAGTCTTGCTTCTGCTTTGTATCGCTTGTTGATTTCTCGCAGTCGATCATCTGATTCCTTTTCAAGTGCCGCCAGCCGCTTGTCGGCAGCATCCTTGACAGCTTGCACCTGACGATCCTCGCCATCTTCTACCGCCTGCGTCGCATCCTGCAGCGCCTGCTCAGCTGTTTGCCCATACTCATCAGTAGCCGTGCCAGCTGCAACCATGCCGCGGGCCAGCTTGACCATTGCGCCGCCTACTGCATCGATCGTGGTGCCGCTCATCTTGGCCGCCTGGTCAAACTGACTCAAGCGCTCAACACTCACGCCTGTCTTCTGCGACAGGTCATTCATATTGTCCGCTGCATCAATGGCACCCTTGGCCATGGCCGCCAGGCCAACGCCACTCACCAATGGCACCAGGCTGCCCAGCGCACCGCTCAGTCCGCCGGCGCTCTTGAGCATTCCACCGAGGCCGCTGCTGGCATCCTCTGCACCTTTCTTGAGGCCACCCATACCCTTGGCGAGTGCCGTCACAGCACCTTCGCCATCAACCGATGCTTTGATCTTCAGCAGCGCTTCCATGACGGCCATCAGCGCTTCTCCAACTGCTTGTTGATCTGCGCCCTGGCGTGCAGTTCCATCACCTGCAAATCCTCCAGCACTACGGCCGGGTCGCTGATCTTATACAGGCTAGCCAGCTGCAGCACCACGCCATAATCCAAGCCGATCACGCCATTGCTGGTAGGGCGCCACTGCGTCATGCACCGCAGAAACAGATCGACCACCTCAGCATGTTCAGGCCAGAGCTGGTAGTGCTCAGGCTCAACGTGGTGCTGCTCCAGGATCACCCCATAGGCCGCCGCCTGGGCCTGGAGTTGTTCTGTGTCACCCTTCTCGCCGCGGAATAGGTGATCCACGGCGCCGGTCAGTTTTTTGCCTTGGCCTTCTCCACGCTTTCGATGTAGGTCTGCACCAACATCTCAGCAACAGTGGCCACCTCCAGCAGCTGCGCCTTGGTCTCCTCGGAGTACGGGATCTGCGTGGTGTTGTCGGCCTCAAAGATGCCGCTCCAACCCACCAGGATCTCGCTGGCAATCTCCCTGGTAGGGATCCGATCAATCAGGTCGTCATTCTTGACGGCATGACGGAGCTGCTGGAAGTTGATTGCAAGATCCTCCAGCCTGCTTTGCGGCAGCCGCTTGAAGACTGCCTCGAACGTATGCGTGCGGTAGCGGCCGTTGTCTACCTGCTCCCGAATCGTGATCGGCCAGGAGAAGGTCGGCGTTTGCTCAAGGATGAAACCCATGGATCAAGTAAGAGCGACAGACCATTCGTTGTTGCCGGCACCGCTCGGCAGCGGCCGGAATGGCAGCGTGATCATCGTCACCGTCTCTGCCTCTTCGATCGACGGCGTATCAAACGCGCATGTGCTGGCGGTGAAGGTGACGATGTTGCCGGCGGTTTGACCGTGCTGCCAGCTGATGCTGCCTGTGGTCTGCGCGCTCACGATCGCCAGGAAGTCCTTAGTGGCGAAGTTCGGCAGCTCGATGGTGATCGAACCGCTGGGTGCCCGGCCGGTCACCAGCACCTCCTTGGTGCAGCCAGCCAGCTGCCTGAAGGTCATGTCCACTCCCAGGCTCATGCTGAATGCCGACATGCAGGCCGAGAAGCCATGCACGCTCACTGCGGTGGTGTTGTCGCTGTTGACGGCAACAGGGCTGGCCTGGGCTGAGTAGGTCGGCGTTGGCAGCGACAACGCACCAGGTGCGGTGTACTGACCCATCTGGTCAAATGCCAGGGTCGGCACTTCACCAGCGCTGAGGCTCAGCTCTGCCGTGCCGCGGATGCCGGTGATCGCCTGCCGCGCACCGTCATCCTTGTAGAAGTCCATGGTGTAGCTGCTGAAGCTGCTCGACACCGGCGAGTAGGTGACGCTGGTGCTGGCCACGATCGCTTCAGCGGCTGCGCAGCTGCGCATCAAAGATCCCCAGCGGGGTGCAGTGCCGGCGGTGCCACTGCCAGCCAGCTCAACGGTGGCCTTTACCGGCACCGATCGCTGGGTGACGATGCTGGCGCGATTGCCGAAATAGCTCTGGATCGTCTCACGCTCCTTGAGCTCGACAGCCAGCGGCTGAACATCCAGGTCAGTGAACAGCAGCGCATCACTGGCAGCTGGTGAGCTGTTGGTGTTGTAGGTCGTCTCGATCTTGCACAGTGCAAGTCGGTTGCGCCAGAGCGGCATGATCAGGCCTCAGGTTGCGGGGAAGGGTCTGCAGCGTCCGCGCTCTGGGCCGCTGGTGTTTCATCACGCAGCACCCATTCCCACTTCTTGGTATCCAGCAGATAGCTGCCACCGGCACCGGGATAAGCAGGAAGTGGTCGGGAATCAGGCACTGCGCAACAGGATCGCCACGCTCAGGCTATGGATTGCCTCAGGCTTCCAGGTCACTGATGCTGGTGCGGTATCTCACCTGATAGGTGCAGACCAGCCACAGGGTGGAGAAATCAGCGCGATCGAATTGCGGATCCACGCCAGTCGGCACCATGTCGATCACCAGGCCGCCTAAGGAGCGATCACCCATTAGCTCGTTGTGCATGGCCACAACGATCGGGTCGGCCTCCTGATGTGGCACCACGCCGCGTGCATAGATGGCGACCAGCACATCCAGCGACCATTCCAGCTTGCAGGTGTTCACCACGCTGGGGTTGTCGCGGCCAGGCTCAATCACGATGGCTGGCGCTTCGTCGCGGCTGAAGGCCTGCTGCCTGCTGCGGAACACGCGCCCATCGACACCGCTGGTGTTGATCAGCAGCGTTTCAACGCGCGCCAGGATCTGCTCTCGTTTGCTGCTCATCAGTCGTGTGCCTTGATCATCACGTAGCCAGACGTGACGCCTACGCCCGCTGTCGAGACACGCACGCGCATCAGCGCTGCGTTGATGTCCACCACCGTCAGCTGCACCGTGGAGCTGGCCACAGCGGTGAGCGGGGTGCCGATTGCGTACCAGCTGGCGCCGTTGTCGTCGCTGCCCTCCATCTGGAGCGCTGGTGCCGTGGTGGTGATTGCGCCGACGTTGACCACCAGCTGGGCGCGGTTGCCGGCATCCCTGGTGTCCAGGCTTGGCGTTGTGCTGTTGAGCGTGGTGAGCACGATCGAGCGGTCAATTAGCTGGCGCACGGCCTCAGAGCTGTTGCTGTTCTGCAGGCGGTTGATTGCCCTGGTGAAGCTCGGGCTGGTGCCGCCCACGGTCTGCACGTAACGCACCCGGTTGCCGACAATCCTGATGAGCGGTGAGCGGTAGATGCCTGTGCCGGTGATTCGCGGGAAGTCGTAGACCTTGAACCAGTTGCCGCCCGAATCGTCGGATTCTTCGATCGCCACATCCAGCGTTGGCGTGGTGCCGCTGACTGCAGTGACCGGGATGCTGACGCTGTAGCTGGTGCCAAACGTCGGTGTGAACGCCGCCGTGGTCGTGGTTGTTGTCAACGCGGCTGAGGCCACATCCGCGATGATGCCCGGCAACGCCAGGTTGGCGGAGGTGACGGCTGCGACGGTGCCGGTGCCGATGTTGGCGGTGACGGTGCCGCTCACCGGCTGGGTGCCCAACGCACCGCCCAGCACCTGCACCGGCAGCGCATTGCTGCCGACAGGATCGCTACTGGCTACTCGGATCTTCTGCCGTCCCTGATCCTCAATCTGAATGAATCCAGTCGTCAGTGTGGTGGTGCTGGCCGGCGCAGTGCTGCCGTTCTGCACCACGATGAACAGGTACAGCACCGTCTCGGGATCGGGGACGTTCTCGATCCTGCTGGCTCGGTTTGTCCACTGATAGCCGGTGTTGCTGGCCACCAGCGCATCAGAGAATCCGGCCGTGAATACGTCGAAGTTGATCTGCCCGACATGGCCAGGCGATGCAGTGGTGTTGATCGTGGCGGTCGTGTTGCCACTGTTCCAGCCGCGGCGTTGTGAGTCGAAGCTGGCATTGGTCGCAGTAGTGCCGCTGTACTCCAACTGGATGTAGTTCCAGCCGTACAGGGTCAGGGTGCCGCTGCCGGATGCCGGCCATGCTGCGACGGTGAAGGTGACTGTGAGCCCTGAGACGCTGGCAATGGCATAGCGGCCTGGGATGCCAGCGGCGCCAGTGATTCGCGACAGTCGCACGCTCTGGCCGACATTGGCCGCTGTGAACGGGTTGATAGTGGGGAAAGTGACCGTGACGCTGGTGGCGCTGTTGATTGCGTAGGACAGCGCCTCACCAATCAGATCAGCCAGCTCAAACCTGAATGTCTGGTTGGCGATCCTCTGAGACAGGATCACCTTCAGGCGTGCCAGCAACGAGCCTGAGAACGTATCAATCGAGCGGATCACCGTTTCGCTGTTGGCGGTGGTGCCGGTCGTGATGACAAGGTTCCCGGCCGACTGGTTCACCGTCATGCCGCTGCCCGTCTGCAGCAGGGTGAAATCCTCAGCCGCTTTGCCGACGATCCCGCTGCCGACTTCAGCAAAGCCCGCACGCATGAATGCCGGGTTGCTGTTGGTGACCGGCACCGGCGTGGCACGCAGCTCGTTGTCCGTCAGCCCGCCACCGCCAGCCGGCAACACCACCGGCAGCCGGCCGCTGTCCAGCGCTGGAAGCTTCCCGTTCACTGCTGCCAGCGTCGTCTCTGTTGCGGCGCCAGTCGGGAGCGGTAGTGCGCTGGCGCTCACCGGCTGCGTGGCCTGCCAGAACGTGCCGCTCACCGGCACCGCCGTGGCTCGCAGCTGAACATCAGTCAGCGGTCCTGACACCGGCTGCGTGGCCTGCCAGAAGGTGCCAGACACAGGCACCGCCGTGGCGCGCAGCTCGGTGTCAGTCAGCGGGCCGGAGACCGTGGGGGTTCCACTGATAGTGACCGCAGGGGTTCCACTGATCGAAACAGTTCCACTGATCGGCTGAGTTGCCTGCCAGAACGTGCCAGACACCGGCACCGCCGTGGCGCGCAGCTGGACATCAGTCAGCGGTCCTGACACCGGCTGTGTCGCCTGCCAGAACGTACCGCTTACCGGTTGCGTGACGCCACTGCCATCCACCGGCAGGCGGCCGCTCACCAGGGCCGGCACCTTGCCATCGATGCTGCTCAGGCTGCTGTTGCCGGTCGTCTGATTCGCGGCTGTGGCAACACCGCTCACGCTCACCGGAACGGGTGATGCGCGCAGCTCTGCATTCGTCAGGCCGCCACCACCACCACCGCCACCGCCGCCACCACCGCCGGATGAGGTCAGGTCATCAATGAACACCTGCAGCCGGTCCGCAGCGCTCATCGACTGCGTGCTGAACTCAAGCGTCAGCGTCGTGTTGCCACCGCCGGTGGTCAGCACCGCACCCTTCGATG